TACGTCACCTAGTAAACCTCTTCGTTGCGCTATGGTTGACAACATATTGTCAGCCTATTCACTAGCTTAGGCCCTGACCACGCGGTCAGCTACAGCACCCGCTAGGCAAGATACCAGGGCGCTTGGGGCCCCCCTCCTAGAGATATAAGGCCTGCTTGGTGCGCGTAAACATAGTAGCTGAGAGTGTGGGACTATGGACTACTATGTGTTAACACGTTATCATCCATAGTATGGGACTACGTAAGACAGTCATGGTGGCAATGTACCTCGATCCGGAGGACTGGAACGAACTGCGGGCCTTGGCGGAAGCGGACGGGCGGTCCTTGTCGCAGATGGCCGCGCGGCTGATTCGGCCGATGCTAGCGCGGGGGGGACCGGCACAGGAGGCTGCGCGGAGCCACGAACAGCACAAGGCAGCGGCGGCGCGGTGGGCGGCCACCGATCCTGCCCGGCAGCGACGAGGTGACGAACGGCCGGCGAAGGAGGATCGGTCGGTAACCGCGCAAAGACTGGTCGATGGCATCACCGGGGCTCCGCCGGTGGCGGAGGACGGGGCGCCGCTCGAGTCCGTGCTGGTGAAAGAGCTGTGACCAAGCTCGAGGCGGTCAGGGCGCGGGATGCTGACACGACGCACTTCACTCCGTCGGTTATGACCGTGCAGCAGGACCGACGCTGGCTGCTCGCGCGGGTCGATCAACTCGCCGAGGCGCTGCGGGACGTCCGCTACGACGCGCACGGGCACGAGGACGACTCGCCCTGCGGCCGCGAGATCTGTCAGCGCGCCGCCGAGGCGCTGCGGGCCCTCTCCGAAGACGAGAGCACTTGACGCCACACTACGGCATCGCATAGCACACCGCTCCATGAATCCTGCCTGTCCCAACTGCGCCGGTCCCGCGACCACCGTCATCCCTGAGCACGACGGCTCAAGCCGCGGCGTCTGCGATCCCTGTCGATGCGAGTGGTGGATCAGAAGCGATGCCGCCCCCGACCGGAACGTCCTCGTCGTCCACGATCCCGCGCCGCAGAGCGGCATGGCGCTCGGGATGGCGACCGACCCTCCGGCGTGCGCGAATAACTCGTGCGACTGCCCGTACGATCCGAGGAATCTGGCGGGTGCGACGCATGTCTGACCGCCCTCACATCCTCGACCTCGCGCCCGTGTCGACCGTGTTGCTGCTCGAGGATCTCGGCGCGTACCGCCGCTACCGTGAGAAATTCATCCCGTCGCACAGCCGCCAGGACTACGACGTCCGGGTCACGGCGATCATCAACGAACTCCGAAGCCGTGGCGTGGACGTGCCGGCGGAAGTCGCGACGCCCGCGCAGCCCCCCTGCCGTCTGCGACCGCTCAGCGATCACGTCGTGGTCCTTCCCGACACGCCGGACGCGATCAGTGCCGGCGGCATCGTCATTCCTGAGTCGGCCAAGGAAAAACCCGCGCAAGGCACCGTGCTCGCCGTCGGGCCCGGCCGCATCGAGCCCGGCATCGGCACCGTGGTCCCGTCCGTCCAGGTGGGCGACGTCGTGCTCTTCGGCCGCTACAGCGGGGTCAGCATGACGCTCGATGACGTGGCCGTGCTCGTCATGCGCGAAGAAGACGTGCTCGGCGTGCTCGCGCCACCGATCGACGTCTGATGCCGCGCCCCCGCACCCCACGCCAAGCGCCCGGCGAGGAGCTGGTCGCGTGCTCGATCATGGTCACGCCCGCGACGAAGGACGCGCTCACCTGGATCGCGATTGCCGAACAGCGGTCGATCTCGCAGATCGGGCGGCGGGCGCTCGAGGCGTACGTGCAGCAGCGGGACGCCCGCGCGACTTCCCACGAGACGCTGTGATAGGTCGCGCGGTATGGCCTCGCCGATAGAAGCCTTCATCCACGAGCCCAAAGGGATGTCGCGCGCCTTCGCCCGGCGGCTCATGGATCAGACGCTGAAGCCGGAGGAGCGCACACACCTGGCGCTCGTCGCGTCGATCATGGCGTTCGAAGACGAAGGCCTGACGCACCGGCAGATGGCCGAGCGGCTGCCGCTCCCTCTCGTGAAACTCGACGCCGTCATGAAGACGCAGAAGTACCGCCTCTGCCGGCAGTACCTCGCCGGCCGGCAGCGTCTCGACGCCGGGCACAACGCCGAGCAGATCGCGCAGGATCGCCGCCGCGAGGAACGGATCCGCTGGGAAGCCAACGGCAGCCATGCGCTCGATTACTACGAACAGGCCTTCCGCCGGCATCCGATCGCGAACGAAAAGAAAGGCGTCCTGGTCGGCGACTTCGTCGACATGGATCGCGCCGAGCGCGGGGCGCAGCTCTTCGCCAAGAGCGCCGGCTGGACGGAGCCGGTTGCGACGGCGCTGAAACCGAAGGAGCTGAAGGTCGGCGTGATTCAGCAAGCCATGCAGGCGATTGCCGCGGCCGATCGCCGCGAGACCGTGGTCCGCATCACCACAACTGAAACGGTCGAAGTCGGGAGCCGCGAGACCGCGACGATGGGCGGTGACGGGTGACGATTCGCGGTGGATCGTACGGGGCGACCCTGGGGCTCTTGCGACGGAAGAAGGCCGCGATGGCACGGTGGCTGACGTCTGAGCGTGAGGCCCTCGAGGCGAGCGCGACCACACACTACGGTCGCCCGATTCGCTTCGCGCCGATCGAATTCAATGGCGGGATGTTTCAGCTCAGGCCCGATCAGGATGCCTGGCGCGTGCTGTTCGTGGAGCGTCCGACATGATCCCCGAGCAGGCACAGGCAATCCTGCTCCTCCCGTCCGGACACCGCGCCTTCGACGAGGACTTCGCCGTTGCCTTCCCGGTGCCGCCGACGATCGATGTCGGCGGCCTCGTTCCGCACGGCGTCTATGGCCTGGTGCATATCCATCATTCCGGCACGGTCGACGACGTGACCCGCGCCCTCTATGTGCTGGGCGGCCACTACCGGCCGCACGGGGCGAGTTGTCTGCGTCTCGACCCCGACGAGGCCCACGACCAATGACCGATCGCGAGTGGTGGTGGATGACGGCAACGGTCTGGATGGAGGCGCGGGGAGAGATCTACGCCGGACAGATCGCGGTGGCGCACGTCATCCTGAATCGTCTTCGCGACGGACGCTTCGGTACGACGATCGGCTGTGTAGTGCTGCAACCGAAACAGTTCAGCTGCTGGAACACGGAGAGCCCAACGCGAAACACGCTCGGCGTTGTGCACGAGGATGAGCCGGCTTGGCTTTCATGTGAGAAAGCGTGCCGCTCAGCAGGGATCTTCGAGGCCATCGATCCGACCAGAGGAGCGTGCCACTACTACAATCCCGCCGTCGCGCATCCGAACTGGGATGCGGGGCAGTTACTGCCGCGTGTGCAGATTGGCCGTCACGTCTTCGTGCAGAACGTGCCCTGATGGCCCGTCCCGATGAGGCCCACGACCAGTGAAGATCGAACAGATTGCGGCGTGGGGCTGGTGCCTGATCGCGTTGGCGGGGCTCTTCTGGTGGCGTTGTGGGTAACGTCGACATTGGACGGACGGAGTCGAACTGGCTCGTGATCCCCCCAACGCCGCCGAAACAGTGGTGGCTCGATCCGCAGCAGACCGGTATCAGCGCCAACAACGATGACCTCCGCACGCTGCAGGGCATCTACGACGCGCACATTCGCGGTGAAGGCCCCGCCTTCTCGACCGAGCAGTTCTATGCCTACCACCGCGAGCGCGGCCTGCGGGATTTATTCTACCTCGGGAAGTTCGTGCTCGGCTTCGACCGTCTTCAGGGCGATCTACATGCGGATCTCGCCTACGCCTGGCAGTGTCCCGACGGGACGGAGCTGACGCGCGGCCCCGCCGGCCTCTTTCGCTGGGCGACGATCCCGCGCGGGCACCTGAAGACGAGCTTGCTCACGATTGCCTGGACGATCTTCTGCCTGATCCGCGATCACGACGAGCGGATCTTGATCTACATGGCGAACTACACGCTCGCCAAGAAAGTCTTCGGCGCCATCCGGAAGCTCCTGGAGGGACAGGGCGCCTCGGGGGAATTTTTCCTCGACTGCTTCCCGGAACTGCGGACGGCGAAATCCCAGCGCGAGAAGTGGGCCGAGAATATGCTGACGATCCCGCGCGAGACGCCGTACTCCGATCACAGCGTCGAGTGCTCCGGCATCGGTGCGATTGTCAGTGGCTCGCATTTCACGACCGAGAATGTTGATGATTCCGTGGGCCGGCTCGAGAACGCGGAACAGATGGCGAAGATCTTGGACACCCTCAACAACCTCGATCCGTTGCTCGACAGCTTCGAGACCGGGAAGCGCCGCATGCCGTGCACCCCGTGGGGGTTCTGGGATCCCGCGGCACGGGCGGAGCGGCAGGAGCCCGAAGCCCTGGTGGCGCGCCGCTCGATGTTCGAAGAGCCGGACATCCTCGCCCCGCAAGGTATCCGGCCCGTCACCGATCCCGCAAAGTTCAGCTACGAGAAACTGATTTACCGCTGGAAGCCGAACATGGACCGGACGGTGAAGAAGGCGCAGCAGATCGCGCGCCAGACCAGCTATTTCTTCTCCTGCCAATTCTGCTGTTTTCCCCGCAAGGAAGGCACGATCGGCTTTCGGCAGGACTGGTTCCGGCGCTTTGTGCGGCGCGGGGACGTGCTGGTCGAGCTGGGCACTGATGCGCGCGAGGTCAAGAAGATTCCCCTCGCCGCGACCAACATCTTCATCACCGTGGACCCGATCGGCGGCGACAAGCGCGGCGTGCACGGCGCCCTCGATCCGAACCGCGCGCCGTCGATGGATTCGGACTACGTGGGCATCGCGGTCGTGGCCGTTGCCGAGGATAACATGAAGTATGTGCTCGACGTCCGCCGGAAGCGCTACAACGACGACGAGTTCATTCACATCATCTTCGAGCTGGTCAGCTACTACCACCCGCGCTCCGTCCACATCGAAGCGAGCGCCGGGCAGCGGCACATCTTCAAGGGCTTCCTTGACGCCTGGCGGCGCGGGCGGCCGATGTTCGTGCTGGGCGAGTGGCCGGGCGGTCGGGCCTCGAAGGCGGAGCGCATTCGCGCCCTGATCCCGGCCGTCAGCGAAGGCTTTCTCCTCTTCCGCACCGAAGCGCCCCCGGCAATTCAGGACGGCATCGAGGAGTGCGTGCAGGAACTCCTCGACGGCGAGACCGCGCAGCACGACGACGCCGCCGACGCGCTCTCTGCGATCATGCTGATCGGCTACCCGCCGCACCAGAACCAAGAGGATGAACGCTCGCGGCAGCTTCGGGCCTTCAGCGAAGAGGACGAACTCGCGAAGCTCGATCCGACGAGCCGGTGGGCGTGGGATCTGGTGCGCAAGAAGAAGTCGTCGTCGATGTCGCATTTCTCGCTCGGGGAGGGCTTCAACGCCGGAGGTGCGAATGCCTAACGACGGTGAGACATCGGAAACGCGGCACTACACCGGCGGGTCAACGATGACGTGCCTTCGAGGGCCGGGCTGGTACTTCGATCGCCGACGGAGCTGGATGCGAGTGCGATGGGAGCGCTGGGTGTACTGGACGATCATCAGTCCGTTGAATTTGGTTCGATGCGGAGCGTGCCTGCGCCTCCGGCGACGCAAGAACGGCAGGTTCGGAAAATCGAATCAGCCTGGACCGTGGCTGTGCTTTTCCTGCCTCGGGGGCGCCAATGCCTGATCTCCCCTGCGAGTGCGGAGCCTCCTCGCGGGGACTTCACAGTCACGGAATGGCCTGTGCGACGGCGCGGCTGAAATTCGACTTCTGGCTCTGGTTCGCCGCGGTGGAGAGCATCGCCACGGCGAGCGGAGCGCCCGACACCGCGTTCCCCGGACCCGCTTAGCCCTCGACCGCATAGCGAACGCCATGCTAGACGCCGGAGGGCATGCAAACACCTCCCGCGACGTACGGCCCCTGGCGACAAGCTGCGTGGCATCTCGGCTACGCAACCGGCCACACGGGGGCCCTTGGGGCATTGCAGGTCACGGTCGCCCTCGCCCACGATAACTTCGAGCGCACCCTGGCCGTGCTCCGCGAGGAAAACTCCATGCTACGCCGCGTGCTCGAGACGGCGAGCGCCCGCGCTGACCAGCTCACGACGGAGTACGTGAGGGCGCTGGCGATGAACCCGATGCCCGGTGGTCCGACGCCCCCTCCACCGATCGCGGGTCGCCGACCGACCTCCTCCGATCCAATCCGCGGCCTCGGCAATGTGCTCGATCCGGTGAAGATCGGCGATCCTGACGGGGAATTTAGCAGCCTGCGCGCCGCCTCCCTGATGGCCGCGGAAGAGGACGACGATGGCGTTGCCGCCACCGGCTGATCCGTTGACGAGTACGGCGGCGTCCTTCGCGCCATCAGGCAAGGACCCAGCGCAGCTCCGCCGTGACACGCGGCTGCAGTTCATCGAGCGGTTGCGGCAAGGACGTCCCGAGGTGTTGCGAGCGCAGCTTGAGAACTGCCTCTTCTATCTCGGCCTGCAATGGCTGGCGCCGCTCCCGGATGGCCGCGGCTTCATGCGCGCGAACCTTCGCCGCGACGTACCGCGCCCGGTGACGAATCGCTACAAAGCCATCCTTGACGCGATTGATGCGCCGCTCTCGCGGCTCGAGCCGTCGCTGACGTGCGTGCCCGGCTCGGACAAAGACGACGATCGCATGACCGCCGACTTGGCGACGCGCGTGCTCGACTACCTCACGAACCTCGTGCAGATGGATCGCTTCAAGGGCGAGCTGAGCAAGATTCTCGTCTGTTGTAACAACGCCTACGCGCACCACGGTATCGATCCGACACTCGGCGCGACGGTGCGCGTGCCACGCTGGGCATGCGAGACGTGTGGCACGGCGATGTCGGCGACCGACGCGGAAGCGGCGGGGGGAAACTGCCCGACGTGTGGTGGCGCGCTGCGCCCCTCGCAGACCGAGAGCGAGGCGCTCAGTGAAGGGGGCCTTTTCCTCGAAGCGATCACGCCCTTTGAGATCTGGGTCGACTACGCGGTGCCGCGCATGGACGATCAGCCGATCGTCATGATCCGCCGCCTGCGTCCGCGCGCCTGGGCCGAGGCGCATTGGCCCGAGCACGCCGAGGCGATCAAGAACCTGCCGGCGTGTTCGTCGACCACCGACATCGGCATGACGTTCCTGCAGTCGCTGATCCGCCTCGCGCCCGGTGGCTCGCCGACGGCGGCTGGCATCGGCTTCGGCGCCCCGATCCGCTGGCAAGAAGCGATCATCGACGACTTGCTCTACGTGAAGCCCTGCACCGATTATCCCGAAGGGCTCTACCTCCGCATGCTTGGCGATGAGCTGATCGTCGAAGATCGTCCGCTCGGCGAGGTGTGTCACGAAGGCACGACCGACGAGCCCGGCACGCCCTTCATTCCGGTCGTGCACTACGGCTACGACAACGTCCCCGGCTGCCATGTGCATACCGGCCCCGCCGATCACCTGAAGGACTTGCAGCGCCAGCGGAACCGTCGCGAGGCCGCGATCGAACTCTACTTCCAGCGCTCCGCCAACGGCATTTGGCTGATCCCGGAAGGCACTGACGTACAGACACCGTCAGGAGAAGAGGGCACGGTCCTGCGTTACTCCCCGCTTGGGAGTGGTGGTGCGAAGCCCGAACGGATGGAGGGCAGTCGTCTGCCGTCGAGCTTCGTCGAGTGGCTGAAGTTCACCGACGAGCAGATGCAGGAGATCAGCGGCGCGTACGACATCTTCAAGGGCGATCGACCGCCGAACGTCTCGAGCGGCTACGCGATGCAGATCCTGACGGAGCGGGCGCAGTCGCGGTTCTCGCATCTCTACGCGAACTACGAAGTCGCGCATTGCGCGCTCGGGAAGCAGATGTTCCTGCAGTTTCGGAACCACGCCCCCGAGACGATCTACTTCAAGATCAAGGGGGAAGAAGCGCGCTGGACGGTGCTCGCGATTCAGCGGGCGGACCTGAAGGGCGGCATCGATATCCGCGTCGAAGCCGGCTCCGCACGTCCGCGGACGAGCCTCGAGAAGAAGGCGGCCGTCGAGCAGGCGATGCAGATGCAGCTCATCGACCTGACCGACCCGGACGTCCGCCTGAAGATCCTGAACCTTTACGGCATCCCGGAGCTGATGGCGTCGGCACGGGCCGATGACGAGCAAGTCGCCCGCGAGCATGCGACGCTGATCGCCTGGGCAGCGAGCTTGACCGATCCCGAGACCGGCGAGCCCGATCCCAACATCACGCCTGAGGCGGCGATGTTGCCGGTCCTGGTCGACGCGCTGCTCGATAATCACGCGCTGCACCTCACGCGCCACCGGACCTTCATGTTGACGGCGGAATTTCTGCAGCTCCCCGATTGGGTGCGGCAAGCGTTCCGCGACGGGCACTACGTCGAGCACCTCTACGAGTCGCAGATGCAAGCGATGCAGCAGATCCAACAGCCCGCCCCGCCAGTGGTGAACCCTGGTGGCGGTGGTCCGCAGAGTGGTCCCGCGCCGGGCGGTGGCGGTGGGGCGAATGCCGGCGCGGCACGCGCGCAGGGGCAGGCAGCGGCGATGCAGAATGGCGGCGGCGTGCCGGGCGGAGCGGAGCAGCGAGGGCAACAGGTCGCACAAGCGGCAGGGCCACAGTAGGGAGGCGTGATGAACAACTTCTGGCAGGATCGATACGCGCAGCATCCCGGCGCCGGGGCGACACCCCCGTCACCGTACGAGGCCAGGCAGGCGCAGCTCGATATCAAACGCGCCCAGCAGCCG